GAATATAACGCAGATCTAGTCAAGGTTGTCGATGGTGACACTGTTGACGTAGATATCGATCTAGGATTCGGTATCTGGTTAAAGAACGAACGAGTACGGATCATGGGAATAGACACCCCAGAATCACGTACCAGAGACCTAGTTGAGAAACAGTTTGGTCTGGCCGCAAAGTATAGACTACAAGAATTACTAGAAGAAGATTGCACACTTGTTACTACAGATGACCGTCACGGAGAAGACGAACGTGGTAAGTTTGGTCGAGTTCTAGGTGATTTCATGGTTGCAGACGGTAGACTGGTTACTCAGGTTCTAATCGAAGAAGGCCACGCAGTGGACTACTACGGTGGATCTAAAGAGGAACTAGAGGCACAACACATGGCAAACCGAGAAAGATTGATCTCTGAAGGTGTAGTAATCGTGACTGAACATGGAGAACATGTTCACGTCGGAAAGTAATACTTGACATCAAACGAATCATCTGGTATAATCTAAACCAGATAGGAGTTTATTATGATATTAATTGACTATAACGGTGTTGCAATCAGTAACATCATGGCCCAACGGTTGGGTACAAATGAAGATATGATTCGTCATATGATCTTGAATACGATCAGGATGTACAAACAAAAGTTCAAAGATTACGGTGAGGTTGTCGTTGTGACTGACGCTGGTGGTAACTGGCGACGTGAAGTATTTCCAGAATACAAGGCGAGTAGAGAAACTACACGTGATAAATCCAGTGTAGATTGGGATGAATTGTTTCGCATCACCAATATGGTATTCGATGAGATTACTGAAAACTTCCCATACCGCACCATGAAAGTCTGGGGTACTGAGGCTGATGACTGTATTGCACAGATCGTTATTGGTACACAGGAATTCGGTGCATATGAGGATATAATGATTGTATCTGCCGACAAGGACTTTGCACAACTACAGAAGTATTCTAATGTAGAACAGTATTCCCCCATGACAAAGAAGTTCATCAAAGAGGAAGATCCAAGAGGATTCCTGTTGGAACATATATTGAAAGGTGATACCAGTGATGGTGTACCTAACGTTCTATCTGACGATAAGGTCTTTGTAGAAGGTCGTAGACAGGGTGTATTGAGTGCTAAGAAGAAGGTAACGCTTTCTGAGGATATAAATGCAATGGGAGAGGCGGTTGTACGTAACTTCCAACGTAATGAACGCATGATCGATCTTACAAAATGTCCAGAAAAATTGGTTATAGATATTAAAGAACAATTCAACAAACAAGACCCTTGGGCCAATAAGGGTAAGGTATTTCCTTACTTGGTACAGAAAAGGTGTCGAAGGTTAATAGAAGTCGTAGAAGAGTTCTTTTGACTATATACTAGATAGGAGAGATTATGGCAAAGTTACCACACTTAGTAATGGAAGATTTTACTAAGGCGAAGACAAAGGCGGAAAAGATTGCAGTATTGCGATCTAACGAGTCATGGGCATTAAAAGATATACTAAAGGGATCACTAGATCCTAAAGTGAAGTGGCATCTACCAGAAGGTGCGCCACCCTATCAACCGTCCAGTCATTCAGAACCTATGGCATCCATACTAAGGGAAAATACAAAGTTTAGATATTTTGTGAGAAATAACAATATCAATATTTCACAAATAAAAAGAGAACAAATTTTCATCGGAGTTCTTGAAGCAGTGCATCCAAAAGATGCAGAATTGGTGATCAGTATGATCAACAAGAAATCTCCAGTAAAGGGATTAACATATAAATTAGTTAAGGAGGCATTCCCCGATTTATAATGAGAATCAAATAGTAGCAACCTTAGAACCGCCTGTGATTTTTTCACACGGCGGTTTTTTCTTTAATGGAGACTTAATGGCAAGACCGACTACACAATTGCAACGCATGAAAACTAAATCTAATTTTTGGAGAGATCACGCAAGAAAATGCACTAAAAGTGGTAAAAATAAAAAGTGCATGGCCGCTAAGATAGAAGAAGAATACCTAGAGGATCACATAGAGGAGATAAAAGAAGAAATGTGGAACTGGTACAAGTATCGGTAACACTTGACACCCTCTGCGAATCAGTGTATAATAAGTTATCATTAGTTTGCAGAGGGAATCAATATGAATATTTTTATACTACACGAAGATCCTGTACAGGCCGCACAATACCAATGCGACAAACACGTCGTAAAGATGGTACTAGAGTCTGCACAGATGTTATGCACCGCACATCGGATACTAGACGGTGATAACGTTATAAACGAATCTTTATACAAGATCGCACACAAAGGTCATCCATGTACCAAATGGGTCATGGCATCAGTTGCCAATTATCAGTGGTTATATGATCACTTCATTGGACTGTGTGATGAGTATACTTATCGTTACGGTAAAACGCATTTATCTGACACTAAGTTCCGTGACATATTGTTGTATCCACCAGCCAATATACCTATCAAAGATCGTACACCATTTGCACTTGCAATGTCTGCGTTTCCACAGTTCATCGATCACGATGATCCTGTTACGTCATACCGTCGTTACTACGGTACAAAGGCAGATAACTTCAGTCTGATATGGTCTAAACGTGAACGCCCAGATTGGTACTTTCGTGAGTATACAGGTGCGTTCTAAATGTCACACTTTGTAATTAAATTGTTTTCAATACAAAATAATCCTTGCAAACCCCTTGGTTATATCGTATAGTATAAGAGTAATCAGAAAGAAAAGGAATCACTATGTTTCGTATCCCTAAATTTGCTCAGTTAGAAATGACTTTTGAAGAAGCCGAAAAAATCATCAAACGTCTTACTGGAAATAACACTCTTTTAAATGGTCTTGAATACATGAATAAGCGTTGGGAAGAACATTGTAAATTCGAGAATTGGGATGGTCAAGAGGACGATGATGAATTCTTCGACGATTGGCAGCATGAGGTTAACGCCTTTAACGTTGTATTCAACAAAATGCAACCCCTGTTTGCTAGTAAAGGAGCAAAATAATGAAAACTTTTTATAACATACAAGTTCGCAATTCACAAGGTGACACCGCGTCATCAACACTTCGTAAAAATTACGACGACGTTAATGAAGCGAATGCGTATTTCGATGAGTTGTTTCAGTCAGGTTGGAACCATGTAGAAATGTATTCCATGACTGTTACTGTTGGTCTTAAAAAAGGCATTCAGATGGGCGAACGTAAACTAGTTCGTCACGCGAATAGTCTTTATACTGTTAAGAATGGTCAGAAGATACACGGCCAATCTGATGAGTTTTATAGAGGATATAATAATGGGTAAGTGGAATCATATGGTTAATGAAGTTAAGTTTGAAGATATTGCAGTGATGCAAGCAGATTGGAAAACTGCGAACGATAATGGTGATGTTGATACCTCGACAATTTTGGAAACATTGTTTGATAAAATTGATCAGGGTGATGTACTAATTCGAGTTACCGAAAATGGAACTACAGAAGTGAGGACTGTAAATGGATAAATTATTATGGCACGCCTCCCCCTACATAGGTGGTGGCCCTGGCACTAAGTGTTTCGATAATCCAGTGGATGCAGTCAAGTATCTTGAGGAAAAGTGTGAACAGGATTCTACATCATATAAACTCAAGGAAAAAATCCAAGAGTGGTATTGGATAGAAAAGATCTGGGTTAGTAGTAACGGAAATGCATGTGTGTTTGAAAAAAGAGATATGTATGCTTTCAATGATTATCTTATAGAACTAGGTGGAAAAAAATGGTTTGAACGGACAGAAGTATGTTTCTGATGGAAGTCACAGGTGGTTGGAAATTGCATCGAAAGGTCGCATACGATTGTGTGCGTCATTCTTTTAATGAATTGCTACCACGTATACGTAAAATCGATATACAAGTCAAATTAAAGAAAAACCTGTATCATAACCGCGGCCTATACGGTTTGATGGATATGGAAGATAACCGCTCATTTAGGTTAGAAGTAGACTACAGTGATATGGACGAGATGATTAGTACCATAATGCACGAGATGGTACACGTCAAACAATATCTAAGAAAAGAACTCGTGCAGTTAGACGAAGTTTATCTTTGGAAAAACGTTGCATTCGGGAAGTATTCAGTAGATTATCGCAAACGTCCTTGGGAAATAGAAGCGTACATCATCGAAGATCGATTAGTTAAGTCATTTAAAGAAGATTATATATAGTTTCATAGGAGATCCCCATGCCATCATATACACTAAGAAACATCAAGACCAAAGAAGAACACGATGTGTTTTGTACCTATACAGAACTACAGGAGTTGTTAGACCTAGAACCAAATTTTGTCCAGAAACTTACTGCGCCTAAAATTATCTCTGGTGTGTCAGGTAGTATAAAAGTACCAGACGGTTTTAAAGATTTGAAACGCAGAATAAAAGGTAATTCTGGTGAAGGTAATACGATAAACATATGACCATAGGACGAGGTAGGTCTCTTGGAGATCAAGAGATAAAAGGTATACTCAAGGTTTTAAATAACACTGAGTTTGAAATGCATAAACGTGGAAAGTATTCAGAGGCAACTTGGTATGGGGATAAAATTGTCAAAGAGTCGTTTGGTGAGTATCTACATTGGTATCTCACAACAATGACGTATCCATATGATGTACCAATAAAGGCTTGTTGGTCACACAAATACGAATCAAATGGTCACATGATGGGAATGCACCAAGATAAATATGCAGACAGTGACAATCCCAATTATGAAAAGAATGAATATTGGACAACTACTTGTTTGATAGAAAAGAGTTTGCTGTTGACTGGTGGAGAAATTGTACTTGCAGGCGATAGTTATGAGGATTATGAAGAATTTCAGTCTCGGTTAAAAGTAATCAATCTGACTGAAGTAGGCCAAACTGCCGTGTGGAATGGTAACACAGTACACGGTGTATCAGAAGTAACAAACGGATCACGTTGGGTGTTCGTAGTATATAAGGTGTTAGAATAATGGCAAAGTTCGGGCGTTTTGATTATCGAAACAAAAAGAAAGACCGAAATAAAAACAACTCTATAAATAGGGTAAATCGAATCAGAGAGACAGAAGATGATTTTGACAAGAAAAAGTTTAAGCAAGCAGTTGAGAAGAATTTCTCGGAGAATGAGAGCCCTCAGGAATCATAGTGCATACAGGTACTTCGGTAGGGTAGGAATTGCATCATCGGTTCTATTCAATGTCATTACAGGTGGAGAGAGTAATATGACTTTCTCTGCACGTAACCATAAATGGAGAAGAGAAGACAAAACAAATTTCTGTTCGATCATAGATCTAATGTTGTTCTGGCATCCAGAACATTGTAGACAGTCTTGGGCATATTGGAGACTCAGAAGAACAGTATCATCTGAGGCTGATGAGGCAATACAAATATTGAAAGATGTTATATAGATGAACAAATTTCGTGGTGTCAGTGAACGTGTCGCTGACACTGCCATGTCGTTTTTAATGCAAAAACCATACATTGCAGATCTCAATAACATTCAATATGCAAACTTAAATCATGTAAGAAGTTTATTTTTAAATTCAGATCTAATACTCAGTACTTTAAAAACTGATCAGACTTACATAAACATTGGTACAGGCTTTGGTTTTTTGGAATATACGAATAAGAGATATCATCAATTGAACTTAAAGACATGT